TTTGCAAAAGGTACAGGCAAGGGCCTGACCAATACTGCTAAACATTGGGCATCTCCTGAAAAGACTAAATTATTTAGAGAGATGGGTATATCTCCCGGCACTAAAGATATTGTTGACAATGCATTACATAGAATATATCTTATTAACAGACAATTTAAAGGTAAGAAAATTCCATCTAAATGGCAACATGAATTAAATAGTCTAGAAAGACAAATATATGGACAGCTTGCTCAAGAAAAGACATTAGCATTATCTTATGGGCAAAAACCATCTGGATTATTAAATAGATTTATGGGTAGACATATGAGAGAATATGATATGTCTGGATTACCAGCATTGATGGCCAAAAGACAAGTAAAAGGTGGCGGCAGTACAAAAGCTACTATATGGAATAAAGATACTGTAATGGCTGACCAAATTCTAAAGGGACATGGCTCATCATTAGATGATTTAGCTACAGGTAAAATATCTGGTAAAATACTAGATTATAAATCAACAGCTTTAAATACCTCTCTAAGAGATGCACAATATAGTAAACAAGCAGCCTCTATGTTTAAATCATTCCATAAAGGAGCAAGAAGCGTTGAAGACTTTGCAAGAATATCATCTGAATATGGTATTAAAGATGGATTTTTTAAACAATTACCAGATGGTAGAATAACAGCTATCTTCTCTCCTGCTAGAAAAGGTAATTATCAGTGGGGTGGATTTAGAGGGCAAATAAACTTTGACCCTAAAACAAATAAAGTAACTATATACGCTTCAGATAAATTTGATTTAGGAGGAACAGCTACTGGTCTTATTACAAGAAGAGGTATGCAGAATAAAGAAATTATAAATATAATGGCTCCTAGTGAAAAAACTGTTCCTGAAATTTTAGAAAAAATGGCTAAAGCTAATCCTAAAGTACCTCAATCTAAAACTCCTAATAAGCCATTAGGTAGAGGGGATTATAAAAAAGATATAAAACCCCTTAAAGAGCCTACTAAAGAAGAAATATTATCTTCTTTTAAAATAAATAAAGGTATCTTTAGTAATAAAGATGCTGACAATTTAATAGATTTAGTAAGATATACTGACAATATAAAACTTACATCACAAGATTTATCTAGATTTTATAAGTCAAGAGCTGCTACTACTGCTGGACTTATAGGCGGTGCCGGTTTACTAGGCATGGCTAGTGAGTAGGTTCCTTGAAACTTTAATTATTATATTATTAGCGGTAGGTGCTAAGCAGGTAGGAATGTATATGGAAACACATCCACCCTATTCCTGCCCAGCATATTGCGGAGTGGACCACGGACATCTTTTCAACGGAATTGACACTGCGGCTGTGAGGAAGGCAAAGGACTTGCCCAAATCTTCAAAAAATATTTTATATAAAAAAATCAAAAATCATTATCTTCAGTTTCAAATTCTTCCAATAACTGGTCAACAACATCATTCTGATGTACACAATCCACATGTACAAGGATATTGTGCATCTCCATATTTTCGCCGAAACCATAACTAAGCTTGACGGTTGGAGCATTGTCTGTTATCAATTCTCCACAAACATTACATTGTCTCATATTAACTCCTACTTAAATAAAATAGTATATACATTATTAGCTTGTCGAGAAGCCATAATAGTACTACTAAAGTAGTAAGTCTATTCGAACTCTGGTAACGACGTTGTCGTTGTTTCCTTGTAATCATCTGGATAAGGTGTTTCTATAAGATTAGGATTTTCTTTTTTATCAAACATCCCCCATAATAAAAACAAGTATACAACAGCATCTATAATTCTACCTTCAATCGGTTCTCTTTGTGTTTCATGTCCATCAACATAAGATGCAATACCATCTATATGTTTTAACAGATACACCATAAGTACCTTTTCTGCAGGAAGATTTAAATATTCGCCAACTCTTTTAAAGTTAGCATGAACATCATCAGAGCGGCGGGCATACTCCTTTTGCCCGTCGTCCCTTGTCTTTAGTATCTTCTCCCATAGTTTCTTCATTTTGTTCTTGAAGTTTATGCTGTTCAACTTGTTTCTCCATTTCAGACGTTAAATATTTATTAAATTTCTTATCTTGCTTTCTAAAGACCATGTATTTCTCAAATACCTCAATTTGAGCTTGTAACATGGCCTCTAATTGACCAATTCTACTAAGCAAGTGACTGATAGCAGAATCTCTATCTTTATTGCTTGGCTTGTATTTTGGACCTTTACTCATTTAAATATATCCTTCCATTCAACTTTAAGTAGTTCTATCAACCTTTTTAAACATAAGTCAGCTTGCTTTTTCTTACCAAGCTTTTCATAATGTAAATATCTATCAAAATAAAATTTGCATATATCTAAGTTACTTCTTAAGGCTCTGTTTTTCAATTACACCAGCCTTCATCATTTTATTTCTATTTTTACTTCCATAAGTCTCTCTATATATACATTTTTTACAAGTAATTAAAGTAGCTGGTTCATAATCAGGAATAAACTTTGCTGGTTTATATTTATATTTACCTTGCACTTTTTTAGAACCACATATTTCACATTCAAAGTATTGTTTAGGAGCGATATATTCAGCTATTTGTGCGTTTGCCATAACCTAACTCCTTTTTTAGCCTATTTAAGGCGTTTTTAATTGTATCTGGACGTGGACCTTGAATAGAACGAGAAACTCCCGTTTTGGGTATGTCTCAAGCCTTTTTCTTGATTTTATTCATTTTTCCACAATATTGACATTTAAATTCTTCCATAGCTTAAACTGGGGTAAGTTGTTGGACAATTACTCAAATAAGAGAATCGAGACTCACCCCAGTTCCACAGTACAGGAGACTACTCTGAAGTGGTCTGGTTAGACTCTTCAGTTTTAGTTGTAGCCTCTTGTTCCGCCTTCATTTGCTCCTCTGTTTTAAAGGGCAATGTCCTCCATTTTTCTAAAGTATTACAGAAAGCTATAACATTATTAACAACTTTAACGCATTCGTCCATTCTATGTGATAATTGTGTTAGCTTTTCATCTGTAGTTAGTGGAGCTTCTTCAGCTTCAACTTTTTTAGCTTTTTCCTGTGCTTTTGTAGGTGTGCCCGGCTTTGTACCTGCAGGAGTTTTATGAGTTAACTCCTCTTCTGCAGTTACAGCTGGTGCTCCATTTGAGCCAATTGTTTGTGTCATTATTTCATCTCCATTTTTGTGATTTATATCACGTTAATTTACTTATAGATTCTCATCTTCTACAAGCTCTTTTTTCATTTTAAATATAGTTTTTACAGGTTTTCTTCCTTTTGGTCCTGTTTCGCTATGCATCCATCTCCATAGACCAACTATATGTTCTACTGCTTCTGGAACATACTTATATTGTTTAAAATTAGGTTCTACTTTAGATATCCAATTTCCTTTTAAGTATAAGCCATAAAGACTTGTAATAGGCATGTCTGGAAATAGTGTATCCCATAAAAGCTTATAACAAGTTAGTTGCAATTCATGATTTTCATAGGGAGCTCCAGTTTTAATATCTATAAGACATAAGCCTTTTTCAGGTATATATGCTATGATATCTGGTGTCCCTGAAAAGGGAACATCTGGATGGTACATTTGATATTCTAAAGTAATAATTTCAGGTTTAACATTAGTTACCCAATGCTCAAACTGCATCATTCTTTTATTAAATTCGTCCTTCCATTCGTTCTCCCCTCCGTTTACAACTTCTCCTTTCAAATATGCTTCACAAGCACTATGTACAGCAGTCCCAAGTCTCGCACTTTCATCTCTTTCTTGACAAGCAATCTTATATGACGGCTGATTGCCGAGCCACATCTCAAATCCGCGCCCTTTATTTAGTACGGAAGATATAACAGATGTCACAGATGGCTTCCAAGGATTTCCGTCCGTTTTATACCATCTTTCATCTTGAGTATTTACTAATATATCAATAGGTCGTGATAACCTATCCTTTAATGAATTTATATCCATCATTGTTTTCTAGTCTCCTTTTTGTGAAAATAATCTTCTATTTCTTGGTCAATTAAAAAATCTACTCTTTCACTATGTTTAGTTGAATAAATCCAGCGAATGAGTATTTCTGCTTCGTTTATTAAAGCAGCTTGTTCTTTGAGCCCATCAATATAACCTTCTTGATAAGCGTCACCTACGGCGGTAGCTAGTTTTGCTCCCTTTAATGGGTTTTCTTTTTTTGACATTAAATTCTTTCATATAACAAGCAGCGCAATAAGGGGTACCATCATTTAAGACAGTAGCCACCTTATCGCACTCTATGCAATGTTGAGGCATTGGCATTTACCGAAACACTTCTTTTGCCGACATTTTACGTAATACATAAGCTTGCATATCTTGAGGTTGTCTTCTCACCCAACGAAGAAATCTTGTGAAATCTTCATTAGCAAGAGGACCTTTACGAGTATTACAAGTTTTACATATAAATTGGAGATTCTTTGGCGTAGATTCTCCACCATTAGATATAGGTACAATATGGTCACAGACCATGGTACTAACATCTAACTTAACCTTACAGTATGTACAAGGTTTACCATAGCATGCATACATCATGTCTCTAATTTCAGACAACGTGATTGCAAACTCCACTTCGTAATCCTGACTACGTCTCCGTAGGCCTGACCTTAGTGACGATGATTTATTCATCAATCTATGGTAGATTTTCTTTGCATAATGTCCGTGGTGTTTCTTTAGAAGAGGTGTAAACATCTTCTCCCACTTATTAGCTTCTCTAGGCTTGCGCTTTCGGGGCTTTCGTGAGCTTGTAGACGCCATATGTGCTTCCATTGCGATTTATCATCTTTGTTTCAATTGAGAACCCTTTTTGACGGTATTTATGGATAACTGCGGACAGTCTGTATATACCAAACTGGGTTAACGCTTGTTTACCGTTTATAGTTCTACCTCTTAAAAGATGCTTTAATAGTCTTTGAGACCTACTTGGTCCATTTCGCTTTGATGTTTTGTGCATTTTCATCCTTTTCAATGGTTAAACTTACATCGAATTTCCAGATTCCCAAAGTGATAAATGTGAACATATTAGCTTTTTTATATCCGTGTCCCATTTCTAGTCTAAAGAAACGAAATAACTGCATAATAAAGCTGTGCTTTGAATATAACATTTCAAATATCATACTTTAGATAACCTAAATGATGGTCTCCACTCCAAATCGACCGAAAACAATCCACCGTCTGTATTTTTATACATACTTAATGCTTTCTTTGGAGAGTCGGCTTGTCCATTCAACCCGATGACTTTTCTACTGGCATTTTCAATAGCCCCAGAACCTTTGCCAGCATAAAGGTCTAAAGCTTCATTCTTACTATATTCCCTTGCAACTTGAGATACTTGGATTATTATCAAATCATTATTAACAGCCATATTTGATAATCCATGAGATATGTGTTTTATCTTTTCGTATTCACCTCTAACACTTTCTGTATCAATTAAATCTATATAATCAACAACTAAAAGTGCTGGTCTTAAGTCTCTGATTTTCTCTTGAATCTGTTTTAAAGTAGGAGATACAGTTTGAACAACAAGATGGTTTAAATTATCTTGATTTTCATCATATACTCCTCTATAATCTTCATTAACTTCATCTTTAGTTAAATTAGAAACTATTTGTAGATGTCTACGATGCATATACCAAGAGGACAATTCTAACGATAAAAACAGTGTAGGAATTTGCCATTCTTTCACTATCTTGTCATTAACGAAATCGACACCTAAAGCTATGTTTTGGGCTAAAGTAGTTTTGCTTGACCCAGTTGGACCAAATATGGTTACCAACTCTCCGGGGTATATTTCAGCATCAACATCGCCAAGTCCAAACATTTTACCTAAATCGATGATTCTCCCTGCAAAATCAGATGTCATTCTAACATCTAATTCTTCTTGCATATCAAGAGAACTTTTAACATCGATAGAGTAGTCTTTCCTCTGAAAATATATACATCGTGTTTGACATCTAGATTTTAGTATACTATCATTGCATGAATATTGGTAATTTCCATTGTAACCAGATTCTACAACATCGACAACCTTTTGTTCGTCCATACTATTATTATTCCAAGCTAAAATACCTTTTTTGGCTATTTCAGATGGAAAACCATGTCGTCTATAATGACTAGTTAGTCTTAATATAGTATGATGTCTGCTACCTGTAGTAGGACCTTCCCTGAATAAAGATTGTATGCATGGAACTACTTGTGTAGGTTCTGCAACTTTATTAAATGATTCGGTTAATTTAGCATTTAAATCTTTTTCATCTTCTAATTCCCCTTCAGCAAATAACTCTGTATAGGGAAACTCAATTCTAGATTCTTTAGCTAAATCGTGTATTTCTTGAACTTTTAATGTATTTATTTCTTGAACAGTTAAAGGTATTTTATATAGGTTAGTTTTCTGATTAATAGTATGAGCCACTCTGTATAGACCTGTCCTCATATAGACAGCTAGGTCAATATCTGGTAGTAGCTTTTTCATTGTTGCTTTTAAATGTAATGGTAACTCTTTAGACGCTTCAAAATTAAAAGCTAAATTAGTAACTGCTATATGATAACCAGAACCACTAAAATATGGTTGCATTGCATCACTTCTTAAGCCTTTTTCTTTTAACTCGAATATTACAGCTCTTGCAAAGTTTAATGTATGTTCGTCACTATTATCTCCTTTATCGATATCAATCAATACTCTATCTAATGCTCTTAAGCCAGTATAATTTCTTATAGTATCTTCTTTTTGAGCAATAGGAATAACATCTTCAAAATATAAGTATGTTGAACGATATAAAGGCTCTTTGCCTACATATTTTACAAGGTCTGTTACGGGCACAATGACTCCCCGATTTCTCGGAGAGCCTTGCGCTATTTCGACATAGTACACTAAAGATTTTCCGCCATTACAGCTGTATTATCTGTAGCAACTCCATTCATAGATGGACCATCCCATTCTTTTATGAAACGCTTACTTTTCATCCAGCTAACATGGTCTTTTATTTCTTGTACTCCTTTTGGAGTATTAGGAAATAAACGATGATGTACTTTAGTATATGATTTATCACCAGCCTTACGAGGCATTTCTTTATATAGATATGCCATATAATCGTAAGAAGTGTCTATTGGATTACTAGTAGAAAAACGTTCAGTAAGATGAGCACCAATATCATCAATAATAGTGCCGTCTTCTTCTTCCCAAGTTCCTTTATTATTAATCCCACCTTTAAAGCCTATTAAATCAAATAAATGATATAATCTCTTTAAAACGAATCCACCAGTGATGTCATGATTCATATCAAAGTCTAGCTTGCCATTTAATTCAAGAAAGCGAGTATAATCACTTCCTTCAGGTTGCAATTCAACAGATAAGAATATGTCAGCCCATTGAAATTCATCAGAGCGGTCTTTAAAGTTACATATACCAACAGGTAAGAAACCTGTATATATACTTTCACCATTACTTGTACTTGCCATTTGAGGCTTCACAATTGCCATTTACTTCTCCTTTTTTTTATCGTCTTTGTAAATTAAATCCCATTTAAACTCAATTTCCTTGCCTTTTAAATGAGGGCATCTGCTGCCTGCTTCTAGGGCTTTGCCTGATTTGAAAGAGACCATTAGTTTATCGTCTTCTTCATTTCTATAGACATACCCAACAGCATCACTCATCGCCATCAACATGTTTTTCAGTTTACCTGAAATATCTAATGATTCTGGGTCAACAGCATTGCTGTTATCGACTGCAGCTGCTGTTTTTCTATGACCTACAAGTATTATATGGTCACAGAGCTTCTGCAGTTTTTTTACATTGTTAATAACACGTTCTCTAACAATACCAAAGCCTTTACCATACGCTAAGTCTGCTATTGCATCTACTTGAAACTCTTGTTTGACCTGTAATTCAGTCCATTCAATGAGTTTGTCTATAGTATCCAAAGCAAAATACTTAAACGTATGGCCAGCTTCAGCATTACGATACATGTCTAACAAATCTTCTCTGCCATTAATGTCCAAAATATGACCACCTACCATTCTGGCTCCCTTTTCTGTATCCATTATCAAGCAATTATCTAATTGTGATAAGGTTGTGGTCTTTCCGACCTTTGGAGCTCCATATAATAGTAAGATGGAGGGATTTTGGGTAATAGCATTACGCTTTTTAACTTCTAAAGCCATTTTGTTAGTCTCCTTATATTGTGATTTGCATCACAGATAATATACTACTAATCTACCGACTTACCAAGTTTTAAAGTAGGAAAATTAAAGAAAAATTCCTTATTTATACCTTGATTAGTTATAGCTTTTCTTACTTGATTAGCAATAAATGAGCCTGACATATTAGAACAATATGCAGTTGCTTTAGCATTACAAGGCTCAGAGCTACCATCTTCGTCAGAATACCATGTTTTCATATAATCTCTTAACTGAGGATTAATGAATGTATACTGCTGGTAGTGTTCAGCTCCCATTCTGCCATCTATTAACAACCAAGGTTTTTGGTTAGTTTTTAAGGCATTAACCACTGCCTCTTTTCGAGAATCCATGCTGTCAAATGCAAGAATCATAACATTCTTTTCTCTTCCTGTATATTCAAATACTTCAAACCTTGATGGCATGATAGTAATTTCTGCTTCAGGATTTATTTCTAACATGTGTTCTCTTAAAGCATCTACTTTATATTTACCAATATCTTTTTGATAAAATTGGCTTACACCAATATTTTCTGAAGATACCTTGTCAAAATCATAAAGTAGAAATTCTTCAGCGCCCATGCGAGTCAGTTGCAAGGCTGCAGAGCTACCTATAGCCCCGCAACCAAGCACATGATACACACATTCATTGAAGTTATTCACTATTTCATTGAAACGTGTAGTTAGGTTCATTGTTCTTCTCCATAGCCGTTAATAGTTGTAATAAAAGTAGAAGCATCAGTAAAATATACAACATTATCTAAATCTGTTGCATTAAGTACTGTAAATCTATAATCAGACTTCTTGCCTTCTAACTGCTTATTAGTCCCTTTCACAGCTTCTTTCCATTGTTTATATTTCAATTCTCCACTTACATATCTGCTATTTAAGCTATCAATATATGTGAGTAATTGATTATAATCAACATCATCTTTTTTTGAAGAATATACTCTTACATTTCCATTATAAGAATAGTTATATCCACCATAACTGGTGCCATATACATTATCCCAAATATTCCCTTGAGCTATATCCTTCACTTTACCTATCTTATTAGGACGGTTCATATAATGATTAGTATAAGCATATTTCTTAGCTTTTTCTTCAACTTCTTCAAGAATAGCTTTAGGAATACCAGTTGTCTTACCATTCATTATTGTTAATTCAACGTCTTCATAGGTTTCTATGGGTTGAAAGAATTGAACACGTAATTTGTATTCACTTCTAACATTTACCACTAATGATACAGTAAAATCATCACTAGGACTTCCCATAATTGTTTTGTCATCTGTTCCAGACCAAAAAGCTTTCATATTAGCATGACTATGCCACCAAACATAACGAACTCTGCTTTTAAGCTTATTATTTTTATGTTTTCTATATGTTTTGCTATAATATAAAGCTAATTCATTCTGGTCCATTTCACAAGTAGTCCCAGTAACTTGTTGCTTTAAAATTACTGGGTCTTTTAAGATATAATCACCATCTTTGTCTTTGAGCATTACCATCATGCCACCAATTTCAGAGTCTTTATTAACTTCTACTGATGCTTTGGCATAATTTATGACTTTATTCCAGTCTTTTTGACTCATATAGAACTCTGCCACTATTATAACCCCCTTTCTTCTATTTGTTTATTGTTTTCGATTTCTATTAAGTTCATGAGAAATTCTTCACTATAGTTTTGAAATCTCATACTCCATGCCCTATTTTTGTCAGCATTAGACCTCGGACCGCCATCTCTATCTCCACCAAAATAGTTGAAGTTATGTCTTCCTTTAGTAAAGTCACACTTATACCCTAAATCACGAATAAGTGATGCATGTCTCATTCTATTTAAGCAATCTTGTTCAGTTAAAGAACAATTTTCTGCATTTGGATATTCGTCACCTTCTGATTCTGGTCTAAAATAATCATTCATTTGTCGAGATAAATGAGTTATATTAAGCCCATACCAATATAAATTACTACCTTCCATATATACATCAATTGGGTCCATATTAAACTCTTCTCTTAATATTTTTGTTATTTCAGCACTTGTATTTACAGCATCAGGAGAAATGGTTCTATCATATTCTGCACAAGCTTTTATTAGTGTACATTTAGAACAATGGTCTTCAACAAATAATTCACTATCATTAGCATATTCATTGCTAAATACTTTTTTACAAATTTCAGTATTTGCTTTAAAATGCTCTTGAAATAAGTATAATCTTTGTTTATCAACCTCTTCAAGACCTGAATGCACTACATAATCTCTTCTTTTACCAATAACACTATAAAACCATTGATTTAAAGGAGATGTGTATCCTATGTTATAATTAGAAGCCCATGTCTTTAATGTACTATATAATGAATTAAAATCAAATTCATGTAAATATTTCATTATATCGTTCAAATGACTACCAAAGCATACATTTCCAGTCCCATATCTGTCCATATTTTCTTTAATATATGGATGTGTCATTGCTTCATACTTAGGATACATTAAAACATAACTTGTGCACAAAGGATTACCATGCCATCTTCCAGACATTCTCTGTACTGCAGCAGAATTGTTTAATGTATTTACCCACCAATATAAATCTACTTCAAAAACAACAGCTAAATCGCCATAAGGAACCTGACTTACTAACAATTCATTTTTGTATAGATTTAATTTAATGTTTGATAAATGAAATGTAAACGCAATATATGGTTTAGTATCTGCATGTTCCCACCAAGCATTATTTCCATAATGACGAAATCTTCTTCCAAACAATAAAGAGCCTATGATAGGTGTTTCCATAAACTCTATTTTTCTAAATGTAGTTAACATTTCTTCTAATTTTTGAAGATATGCATTCCATTTAGGAAAACCATCATCAGTTTCATCACCTAAAATATATCTATTCCATCTTTTTCGACTCATTTCATCTTCAAGCTGTAATAAATTACTTCTAAATCTATTATATTGATGAGTTTGATGTTGAGTTATTCTAAAAGAACCTTTTGGCTTATTATTAAGCATAGGTAATAATAGTTCAACAGTTTTTTTTCTTATTTTATCATACATACCATTTTTCCAATGAAAAGTTTTTTTAACATCAAGCTCTATATTAAAAGCTACGTTAAAGTCTCCTAAATCACTTAAAAAGGAGGTATGCAATCCTATTAAATGACTTTCTGGTTTAAAGCTAAAAGGCTCTACACCTTCATTGGGGTAATCGTTATATAGTTCATTTTTCATATAATGTACCTCTCCAGTTAAGAAAGGGCTTTCAGTTTCATAGCCGCGTTACGGGACTCTTAGTTTCAATCGTAGAAAGCCCTTTCAATTAAGGTCGGTTGATTAACCTAACCTATACAGTTCTCCATACACCAAATACATCTGAACCATCCAAAGTGATTAACCTACCACTAAGACGTATATTTGGGTGTCTTTTCATGAATACACGCATCGCAGCTGCTACAGACTTTCTTTGCTTTAAAGGAAATATAAAGCATTGTCCTGCAGTTAGCCTACTAAATGGATATTTTGACTGCCTTGCTGAACCAGCTGGGGGCATAGTCAATCCATCTAATAAAACTATTTTACGAGTTGTGCCTCTATAATCAAACTTCACTTCTGTTACTACAGCGTCATCAGTACTGAACTGATTAGTTGTATTATGCAGATGTGTAGCATCATATACTTTTTTACGAGAAGTGATAACACCTCCCGTTTTGTTACCATTAACAACAGTAACTTCACAACCATTTGTTAAAGGAGTAGAACCGTCACCGGCTGCTAATACTTCTCCAACACTAATAGTTGCAGTTTCAGGAATACCTTCCATTGTACGAAATTCTGCTACAGTTCTTGCCATTGTATGTTTCTCAACATGACGAGAATTAGTAGTTTCATCCATATATTCAATGATTATTCCATTTTCAGGTTGTTCACTTGCCATTTGCCATGACCTTTCTATGTACCCTTTATTGAAGATAGAGCCAGCCGGGGTACATAAGTCGACCAGCTCTATCTGTGGTTAGGCAAGAAGTGACTGGATTGTCTCTTCTTAGCGCCAAGTCAAGCGCTTATCTGCCATATTAAATAAATTATAAGAATCCAAAACCCTATCGAGTATGATAGCAAGAAAGTATATATCAAATATCGATGTGCGAGGGTGGGTGGGTGGATAACTCTCTCGAATAATAATAATAAAATCCGCTCCCGTATTGACTTGGCACTGCTCGATGACCTATCAAGGCCTGATGTATTACATTTATTACATTTATTATTTTTCATAATGTACCTTTCTTGGTTTAATTGGTTGACTTGTTGAGTGTCCTCCTCCAATCACCCCAACACTTTTAGAAAAATCATTGTGGTAGCCGTCCGTCGGGCAACCTCTTACCCAATGCGGACAGCCCCACAAATATAGTAAATGATTTGTTTATACTGATACATTTACGTCTCAGTAGTAGTCAGACATTGTGAACATGTCCCGGTTACTAGCCATTAAATTTTAAGGGAAGAGTATACTTACGCTTTTAACTTTTCGTATATCCGACCTCTTCCCTCATCTCTACCTTTTATGGGAGTTTATCCCTTGTCTGCTTGCTCATCTGGGTGAAGCGTAACCCATAAGACTGAATTAACAGTCTTAATTTTATGAGAGAGACCACGATTAAGCCTCGGTTCCCGTTTTAAAGCTTATCGACTATCATCGTAGTTCTCTCAATTGGGAGCGGGAGTAGGATTGTACACCTACAGCTCGAGCGAATCAGGCTCGCGTGTTACGTTGACACTATCCCGCAAATTTTTAAGAGGGGACTAGACCACATTAACCGGTATTCTATCTAGCTTTTCGTGGCTCACCTATAGGTTTTCCCCTCTTAAGTTTATTTGTTCCTATTATACCACATTGCATATAAAGCATTTTTAGGTATTTGTTGAGCTTTATGTTTCTTTAAACCTTTATAGGTAACAGCCCATTGTACCAATTGATATTTATATGCATAAGGACAAGTTTCTACTTTAATATAACTACTCATGCCTCTGCTCCTTTACCATCAGGCATATTTTCAATTAATTCTTTTAACTCATTAAGTTTATCCTTATCTTTTGGATGTATAACCATTTTTGAGTTCTTCATTAAGACTTTTTTCATATCTTCATGAGAAATATCAAGAGTTTTACATACATTAGAGTTAATTTTAGATATTAATTCAGTAGTTTTATTAGCTGAATCTTCAGTTTCTTTGCCTGCAGCATTTAACCTTGCTAATAATACCATTATTATTTGAGTTAATGTTGTAGTATCAAAGAAAATACTTCTTTTATCGTTCCTATTAAGAACAGTTTTACCACTTTTATTGATGGCTTTTTCAAGCTCATCTATATTATCATATTTCATAAATCTCCAAAGTTGTGGGTGGCCAGCTAGTAGGATTGTTCATCAAGGCCAAAGAAGCGTGACCACCCGTCGTTTATCAACCGACTAATATTAAATAAACTTGTAGCCATATCAGTACAACAATACCAAGAGCACCAAGTAAACCTAATTTAATAGCCCAATTGACCATTTTTCTTGCATACATCATAGTTTAACACCTCCCAATCGTTTTAATTGTTCTGCAAGACCTTTTATTAGACTGTAGACCTTTTCTACAGCCTCTTCAATTACTAAATTTCTTTCATTCTCCAATTCAATACTTGGAGCATTCTCAACAACAGGCATAACCAGAGGGTCAGGCATCTTCGCTTTATTATCCCAAGAATGATGCCATATAATTTCAGGTTTAGGGCTTGTTGGGCAAAACTTTATAACTTTAATAGGATTATTACACATTTCCATAAAATCCCAAGCCATAGAATAATGGGTAAATGTTTTCCAATGATAATCCTTGTTAATAACATAATTAACTATATACATTATTTATTTCCTTATTTTTAGTGTTATGGGTTGATAAAATTTAAAAAATATAAGAGAGAGATAGTATCCGGACACCCCGACCAATACTTTGCCAATCAATTCCAATTCCGGTTCATAACTCCGTTTATCTTCAACATTGTGACCAATCTCTCTCTGTCCTCCATTTGTTAACTCGACATTTTGTCTGAAAGCCAACAAATAAAAAATATTACAACTAATATTACAATATGACCAATTATAGACTCTTGGCCTGATGATACTGGATTCATTCGAAATCCTCCTTTATTTAAGATATCTGTTATAAATTGAGTTGAACCAC